CGCCGAACGACGTCCCCTGTTGCTCAGTCGTCGTTTCGAACGCAACCGATGCGCGGTTCGACATGCTGACAACCCCATCCGGAGCGTCGATCCCGGAATTTCCGAACCCCCGTCCGGAAGTTCGGCCCATCGAACACACGCCGGAAGGCGAGCCTATCGGACCTGAGCAACAGGCGGCGAAGGATGACGCCGCCCGGAAGGAGCGGGACGCCCGTCTCGATTCGCTCATTCAGCCCGACGTCAATCTGTCGGAAGTAAGGGCGGCCACCGAGGCGAGGGAACAGCACGAAGCCGCCCGAGGAGGGTAACCTCCCTATTATTCGGCGAGGCGAACTTGACCGAAGACGACAACATTCCGAGCGACTTGGTTCCTCTTCCAACCATGCCGTATTCGGAGAGGCCGTCCGACCTTCCGCTGGAAACGGAGGAATGCCGGACGGCTATCTGGATGGCAGCTGGGAACATCACCGAGGCGGCGAAACTAATCAAGGTGAGTTCTAACCGGCTCCGTGTATTCGTCAAAAAGTCAGCTTACCTAACGGCTGAGATGCAAGAGGCAGCTGATAGGTTAGTTGATATAGCGGAAGCAAATGTCCGCGACGCGCTTCTGGACAAGGAAGACCCATCTCGACGCGACACCATGTCCCGATACGTTCTTAGCAACATCGGAAGGAGTCGCGGGTGGGGAACTGCTGGCGGCCCGAATGTGAACGTGAAGAATTCACCCGGCGGAACTATTGTCGTACAATGGGCGGACGGGTCCACATTCGGTGAAGACAACTCCAACACCATCGAGGGAGAAGTGATCAATGACGCATCCACATCCGACGCAGCCTGAAGGCTTTGTCCATTCGGCGAGCGACGAGCGAACCGCCAACAATGACGATAACACGGTGCGTCACAACTACCGCGTGCTCAACGAGCAGGAAAAGGCGGATATGGTCGAGATCAAGGATGCCGGCCTCGCCTTCCTCAAAACGCTTTCCCGTTTCCCGGCATCCCGCGAGATGTCCCTCGCGAAGACGAAGATTGAAGAAGCCGTCATGTGGGCGGTGAAAGGAATCACCAAGTAATACAGAGCAGGAGGCAGACATGCCGATGGGTTGGTTATTCTGGGGACTTATGATCCTCTGGCTCGTCTTCGGCATATACAGAGACTGGGGTAACCACTACCTCGTGGGTGGGAACCTGCTGGTCTTCATTCTACTCGGCCTCCTCGGGTGGAGGGTGTTCGGCGCGGCTATTCATTAACGGGAGTTGCCTATGGCGTTGCAAAAGTACAAGTGTCACAAAGTGGTGGAAGCAGCGAAGATAACCGCCATCGAATTCGCGATGAATGGCATCGCGATCATCGCTACGAATGACGGTCAAACTGTTACGACCGACACGCCATATAAGGATAGGTTCAAGGTAGAACTTGGCGATAACGATTTGGGGTATTACGTCGTTTACGCGGATGGATACGAGTCGTGGTCACCAACAAAGGCCTTCGAAGAGGGGTACACAAAGATCGAATGATCAAGGAGGTTGTCCAGGTAGCGAGCAACATTACGGATAGCCTAAGGCCGCAACCACTGGCTATGGCTCTTATTGTCGTCAATTTGATATTTTTGCTTGGTGGCGGATGGTTACTACACGATATTTCGACAAAAGTTACCGAGGGGCAGATTCGTCGCGACAAGATGTTGTTTGACGTTATGATGGGGTGTTACGCACTCGATAAAGATAGAGACGATAGTAAAAAGGGCGGTGGGCCTTGAACCAAGCTTTATTTCAAACGGAAGAAAATCAAGTACCCCGAATAACAATTCCTTATGTTCCGCGCGAACATTTCAAACCGATGCACGCTTCTTTGAAGCGTTGGATATTCATGGTAGCCCACCGACGGGCGGGGAAGACGGTTGCGCTGTGCAACAAAGTAATTCGAGCGGCGCTGGAGAATAAAAGGACATTCCCACCACCGCGTTATGGGTATATCGGACCATCCTTCGCGCAGGCCAAAGACTTAGTTTGGGGATACTACAAACATTATACGAGCGTGCTCCCCAACGTGAAGGTGATTGAAGGCGACCTGCAGATCATCCTTCCCAATTCAGCGATGATAAACTTATACGGCGGAGCGGCGGCTTATGAGCGAATGAGAGGGCTGTACTTCGATGGGATCGTGGCGGACGAATATCCTCTACTTAATCCTAGCATGCTCGGTTCTGTTGTTCGTCCTTGCCTTGCTGATTACAAAGGTTGGGGGGTAATTTCAGGGACGTCTGCGGGCGACGATCATTTCCACGAGCTTAAGAAGCGCGCCGAGCTTGAAGCAGACAAGTGGGACTTGTACAGCATTCGAGTGGATCAGACCGACGCGCTTGATCCTGACGAAGTTCAGGATATGCGAAGAGATATGACGGCCGACGAGTTTGCACGCGAAATGATGTGCTCATTCGATGCGCCGATCGAAGGCAGCTATTACGGAGAAGTGATCAACGACATTACCCTTAACAAGCAGATTACTGGAGTTCCGTATGATCCGAATGCTCTCGTATTCACTTGGTGGGACCTTGGCATCGACGACGAGATGGTTGTCTGGTTCGTGCAGAGATGCGGTCGTGAGCTTCACTTCATTGATTATGTTCAGAATACTGGTAAGGGTCTTGAGTTCTACGTCGGGGAAATTAAGTCGAGGCCGTATGCTTACGGTTGCCATGTTTTGCCACATGATATTAAGGCTCGTGAGTTGGGGACAGGGGTTTCCCGAAAGGAAGTCCTAGACTCAATGCTGCCAAATGTATTCGTCTGCCCGCTACATTCAGTGGAGGACGGCATCTCTGCGTCGCGCGCAACCCTCCGCATGTCGTATTTCGATGAGAAGAAGACCGAGCCGGGTGTCACGGCTCTCCGAAATTATCACAAGGGCAAGAATGGCAAGCCGGTGCACAACTGGGCTTCCCACGCCGCCGATGCCTATCGTACTGGAAGCGTCGCGCTGAACATGATTCACCACATGATCGGTGGATCGAATGTGATCGGTATTGGGTCTGGTGCGCTTAAGCGAAACATCGGGCGCGTCAATAACTGGCCGAGGAAAATTCGATGAACGTATATCAGCCGAACCCCGAAGAAGCTTCTCCGGTGTCTTTGGAACGTCTCTTTGACAACGGCGTGGTCGGTGGACAACTCGGGTTGCCTTCTCTCGAGGATGCTCCGGACGAGACAGTATACGACACCACTGTTCGAGCGATGATTGACGATTCTATCTCCTTCGAGGAGAGCGTCCTTGGCCCGGCTCGCGACGACAATCTCAATTACTTCTTTGGGGAATACCCTGGACCGGAGGAAGGAAAGTCGTCGGCGGTGTCGACAGATTTCCGGGATACTGTGATGGCTATTCTGCCATCCTTGGTGCGTATTTTCGCATCCTCGGAGCATATCTGCAGGTGCTCGCCGAATTACGAGGGCCAAGAGGAAATGGCCAAGCACTGTACGGAGTATCTCAGCTATATCTTCTGGGAGGACAATCCCGGGTTCCTGATTATCCACGACATTCTCAAGGATGCTCTGCGCTGCAAGACAGGCGTTATGCGGTGGTATTCGGATCACCAGGAAGAAGTGACGGAGCAGGAATACCACAATTTAAATCAAGAGCAATTCCAATTCCTTATCAGCGAGCACCAAGGCATCGAAGTGCTTGAAGCGGTGCCGAGCCAAGTTTATCAAGGGTATTTCGACAGGGTTCGGATCAAGTTCGTGAAATCCAAACCAATGGTTAAGATTTGCTCGGTGCCTCTAGACGAATTCCGAATTTCCCGGAAGGCCAAGAACGTCGAGGATGCCCCTCTGATCGGCCACGACCAGATTGTAAATGTATCCGTGTTAGTAGAAATGGGGTATATGTTGGACGATTTGATCGAATTTATGGGGGCTACTCCGGACAACTTCTCTACCGACCGCTTGTTCCGCAACATCGGCTTGGAAGAGGGAGATTTGACCGATGCCTGGGATGTTCGTTACGGGTGCTACTTCATTCGGATCGACAAAGACGGTGATGGAATCGCTGAACTTCGGGAAATTCATACTATCGGCGATGCTCATACTATTCTGTACGATGAGGTTGTTCAGCACGCCAATTTCGCCGTTTGGTGTCCTGATCCTGAGCCTCATACTTTGGTCGGCGATACTCCGGCTGATCTGGTGAAGGATATCCAGATCATCAAGACAAATATGCTCCGAGGGTCGTTGGACTCTCTCGCGCAGGCTATTTGGCCGCGAACGGTCTTCAATCAGACCATCACCAATTCAGATGACGTTCTGAACGACGAAATTGGTGCTCCAATTCGCACGAACGGCAATCCGGGCGAAGCAGTGATGTCATTGACACACGCTTTCGTGGGTCAGCCTGTTTTCGCCATGTTCGAAGTGATGGAGGGCCTTCGTCAATCCCGCACCGGCATTTCGGATGCGTCGAAGGGTGTCGACCCTCGCGCTTTGCAGTCTACGAACGTTACCGGCATCGATGCGATCGTTCAGGGGGCGCAAGAGCGCATCGAACTGTGTGCTCGCATCCTCGCAGAGACTGGGATGAAGCAGTTGTTCAAGGGGCTGCTCCGCGAGATTGTCAACAATCCTAACCAAGAGCGCACAATTCAACTTCGCGGCAAGTGGACGAACGTCAATCCGTCTACTTACGACCCCACGATGCGCATTTCGGTCAATCCGACCCTCGGGAAGGGTTCGGACATGACGAAGCTGAT